GTGCTAGACTGAACTTACCTGCTGCTGCAAAGCATTGTGGTATGACTGAGAAGGAAATGAAACTGACCTTCTTTGAATATTTGAAATATCATCCTAAAGATTATGACCCTAAAAGCATTGAAGACGCCGTTGAGATACCCCGGAGGGAAGTCGAAGGCAATTAAAACTCTTTCTCAGTGGTATCCAAAAGTTATCACTGAATATCGTGAACCATTTCTTGGTGGTGGTTCTATTGCTATTGATGTGACTAAGGCAAATAGAGATATCCCTGTTTGGGTTAATGACCTGTATGTGCCTCTCTATAACTTCTGGGTGCAACTCAGGGATAATGGGAGAGACCTGTCTGAGAGTGTCAGAGAGCAGAAAGAGAAGATGATGGAGAGTGGCACACAGGATGAGAAGGATAAGTTTGCCAAAGATCTGTTTGATCGTTATGCCAGTGAAATCGATACCTATGATGATTTTCATAAGGCAGTTGCATTCTTCATTATGAACAAGTGCAGTTACTCTGGACTGACAGAGAACAGTACATTCTCAAAAACTGCTGCCAACTCTAATTTTTCTCTGGTTGGTGCAGATAAACTTGCCATGTTTTCTGATCTGATTAAGAACTGGAAGATTACTAACATTGATTACTCCCATGTCATGAATGTTGAAGGTTCAGAGAATACTTTTGTATTCCTTGATCCTCCTTATGACATCAAAGATTTTCTATATGGAAAAGATCGTGAGATGCACAAGTCATTTGACCACGATAGATTTGCGGAAGATGTTTATAAGTGTCCTCATAATTTCATGATCACTTATAACGATAATGAGAGATTGAGAGAACTGTATAAAGATTATTATCTTAATGAATGGAAACTACGATACTCCATGGTTCATCGTGGTGATAAGAATACTCAGGATAATGTAAAGACAGAACTTCTTGTCACTAATTACGATATTCATGGTAATGATGATAGTGTAATCCTTAAAAATATGCATCCTCCGATTTCAAAACAAATTATTAAATCTATTATTCTCGATCTTTAATTATTATGGGTCCCAAATTAACTAAACACAAAAGGCAAAAACTTAAAAATACTAATAAAACTTTAGTCGTAGACATTGTTTCTTGGAAGAATGATTCCAAGTTGACAGAAGAAGAAAATCAAATATGTATTAAGTATTATCAACTTCATGCCAAAAAACTAGGTATGAATATTTCTCATTATATGCAAGAATTTCACTGTGACTAAACAAAATGACTGAACTGAAAGACTGGCTCAATTCCATCAATCAAACTAAGAAACATTTGATTGATGAAGACCCCTCACTCGAAAAAGAATATCCCCCTTATATTGTCAATCGTTGTTTATCCGGACACATTGATACTTTGATGTTTGTCAATGAGATGAATCAGTATAACTTTCTCCCAAAGAAACTACAATATGATTTTCTTATAAATATTGTGAGGAAAAAGAAGAGGTTCTCTCCCTGGCTCCGACAAGATAAGATCAAAGATCTTGATTTGGTCAAACGTTATTATGGTTATAGTAATGAGAAAGCAAAGCAAGCTCTGAAGATCCTAACGCAAGAACAACTTAATTTTATAAAATCGAAATTTGATACTGGAGGATCGAGATGAGTGTTGTTAGAGAAGCAGAAGTAAAGTGGTCGCCAGATCAAATGGTGGAAGTGGTTCTTGGTGAACCCGATGACTTTCTAAAAGTTCGTGAGACTTTGACTCGTATCGGAGTTGCATCTAGGAAGGAAAAGAAAATCTATCAGTCCTGTCATATTCTGCACAAGCAAGGAAGATACTTCCTTGTTCATTTCAAGGAACTGTTTGCACTGGATGGTAAACACGCAAACCTGACTTTGAATGATGTTCAACGTCGTAATCGTATCGCACAACTCCTTGCAGATTGGGGTTTGATTGGTATTGTTGATGTGAATAAGATTCAAGATATTGCACCACTGAACCAGATTAAGGTTCTTGCATACAAGGATAAGCAAGACTGGATTCTTGAGACCAAGTATAATATCGGTTCTAAGAAGAAAAGGACAGAGGAAACCGAATGAAACTGGGGGCTTGACGCCCTCTTTTTTATTTGTTATAATATGGGAGTCAAACACAAATACGTCTCAGGACGGTAAGTTTGGTTTGATGTCCTTTATATCTTAAAGATATGCAACTACATGAATTTTTAGACACACGTGTGTCTAATGCAGATTTTCTGTCCGCTGATTGGCGTATAGAACACTGCGATCCTGAAAAATGGGAAAAACCATCTACTCATGATGTTCCTGGAGTAGAACTGGTTGGAACCCCTCATATGAAACTTTGGTCTGAAACCACATCTTGGAAAAACCCTGGACGTAAGAACTTCAAGCAAGCTACAGTCATTCACCTTTCTGAAAAGATTGCAACTGAAGGAATTATTCCTAGTCGTGTTGTTTATTACGATGTAGATGATGACGAAACTAACAATGGTGGTCACCGTCGTGGAGCATCTGCGCTTCGTAATATTCCTGGTTGGATGCATCAGGGTGTTCGTTTTGCCAACGAGTTGGCAAAGATCCGTTTTGCAAATGCCTCAAATCATGTCGAAGGTCTGTTCAATAGTGAACCGACTAAGGATGATGTCAAGGAAGGGGTACGTGCTGCTATGAAACAGATTGGTGAGTATGATAAGCAAACCATTCGTGAAGAAGTTCGTATTCAAGGTCCTGGACTGACGGATAAGCAAAAAGATGACATTGTAAATGCACTGTATTCTGACTGCATGTTTGATGAAAACATGAAGTCATGTTCACGATATCGTGATCTTAATAACAATAATGTTGAATCTCTTCTGAGACTTATTAGGATGGAGCACTCCCAAGAAGAACCTTGGGTGAAAGATTATTGGGATAATGATGATGAGATCACTATTTGTGTCAATGCGGCTAACTTTGAGTCTCGTGTTGGTGCTATTTTGTCTTGTGCAGCACTAGCTTGCAAAGCAGATAAACCATTTCACATTATTTTCACAGTTCCTATTCCTAATGGAAAAGAAACACTTGGATCTAAAAGAGAAAAATTCTTCTCTACACATTTACAATCTTTAGAAGATCGTCTTCTTGATCTTCAAGGTAAATCACACTCGGATAAGAACCGTCGTGATTTTCCTTGGAATCATCCTGATTGTCAACATCGTACTGTTGCTCAAGACACTGAGAATGAGTCAACAATTCCATTGATTAAAGTCAAGAACCGTAACTTCAATTGAAGTAAACCGAATAAAAAGATACGGGGTTCACTACCTCGTTTTTTTATGTTGTCCTATAAATATGTGTGGATGCCTTCGGGGTCCACACAATCAAATCTCGCTTTAAAGGAGAAGTAAAAATGGACATTCTAGACAAGTTTAATGCCGCCGATTTGCCAAAACTGCTTGACCGTATAAATAGGAATAGCATTGGTATGGATGAATACTTTGACCGTCTGTTTAACCTGCACGAAACAACGGCAAACTATCCACCATACAATCTAGTCACGGTCAGCAACGTAGAATCGAGACTAGAACTTGCACTAGCAGGTTTTAAAAAGGAAGAAGTTTATGTCTACACACAAGACGGAAAACTCTTTGTCGAAGGACAAAAAGAAGACAAAGAATCTGGAACAGAATATGTCCATAGAGGAGTGGCTCAGAGATCGTTCACCAGATCTTGGACCCTCTCAGATGAGACGGAAGTTAGATCAGTTGCTTTTGAGGATGGGTTGCTGAGTATTACACTTGGTAAGATTGTTCCAGAGCATCATCAGAGAAAGGATTATCTCTAAATAAGATATATCGTCGCCGCAGAGGGGAAACTGGCACAAACCAGTTGCACTCCCCTCTTTTTTATGCTATTATGATTTGAGAGGTAAACTAAGAATGTCAATTAAGATTGCACTATTAAAATCTGGAGAGTCTGTAATTGCTGATATTAAGGAACTCGTCCAGGAAGATAAGATTTGTGGATATCTATTCAAGAATCCTTATGCAGTAGGTCTTCAACCAAGATTTCAACTTCTAACAGAAGAACCTTCTGAGGAGAGTGATGTTGAAACAAATATATCATTTACTTCTTGGATTCCATTTACAATGGATAAAGAGATTCCTGTTAGGTATGATTGGCTAGTGACTGTTGTAAGTCCGGCAAAACAAATTCAAGAACTTTATGAGGAGATGATTAATGGACAAGACGATCAAAGTGATTCTACTGACGAATAGTGAGAGACTGATTAGTGAGATTGTTGAAGTT